TTCGTTAAGCAACTAGATTTTCGTGGTCGTTACTATGACAGACCACCATTTTTAAACCCTCAAGGTAATGATGTAGCAAGGAGTCTACTTACCTTTGCTCATGGCACACCTATCAAGAATGAGGATGATCTCAATTGGCTACGCATACATGGTGCAAATCTATATGGATTGAAGTCCACCTTTGATACTCGTATTGACTGGGTAAGAGAGAGAGAACAGCTAATCACTGGAGCTGGCAATGATCCTTGGATTAATGCTGAGTTTTGGATGAGGGCTGATAAACCTTGGCAGTTCTTATCCTTCTGTCGTGCTTACTATCTCTTTAAACGTGAGGGATATGGACACATCTCTAATCACGCTATCAATTTGGATTGTAGTTGCTCAGGGATACAGCATTACTCAGCTTTCTTGCGTGATGACATGGGTAAGATGGTCAACCTCACTGACTCAGCTCAACCTCAAGATATATATGCAACGGTAATGAGTAAGGTTAATGAAAGACTAAGAGATAGCACTGACTATAGAGCTAGACGTTGGCTTGAACTGCAACCTGACCGTAGCCTTGCAAAGAATATAGTCATGTGTACTCCATACTCAGCGACAAGAACAGCGAGTTACTACTTTGCTTATGACTGGGCACAGAAAAGAGGGAAAGAATTATATACAAATGGAGGATGGACTACTAAGAAGGGAGCCATGACAACGGTTCACTTCATGGCAAAGATCCTCCATGAAGAGGCGACTGCCTTGATCCAGCCAGCGGTCAAGGCTATGCAATGGTTTAAATCCATTGGTCGTAAAGCTGGCCAACAAAACACTGCCTTGCAATGGTGGACACCTGCTGGACTACCAGTTGAGCAGGACTACAAGGATGTAAGGAAGACTCGTATTCAATTGAACTATCTATCAGATGTTCACTTAGATATACGAGCCAATGAAGAACTTAAAGACTTAGATACTAAGAGGATGTCTAACTCCCTTAGTCCTAACGTCATTCACTCATTGGATTCCAGTCACATGGCTTTCGCTACTATCCATGCTCAGGTCAGTGGAGTTAAAAACATAGGAGGTATCCATGACTGCTTTGTAACTACCGCAGGTGAGATGAGTCAGCTAAGAGACTCAGTTAGGTGGACATTTGCTGAGATGTATAAGCAACCTTGGCTTAGTCACATCACTAATCAATTCACCAATCAGATCGACACAACAAAAGGAAAAGAGTTACCACCTACTCCAGTAGCAGGTGACTTCGATCCATCATCAGTTAAACAATCAACCTATTTCATCACATGAATCTAAAAGAATTCATCACTCCTAAATGCAACTTGAGTTATGCCTTTATAACTCCACATAAACTATCAACCATTGAGGAGAATGATCCACGCTGGGAGATCACCGGCATCATCCCTCTTAAAGATGGAAAGCCTACCAATAAAGAGGCTGAACAATTCATTGCTAGTCTTGAAGGTTTCTTTAACGACTACAAGAAAGAACTTAAAGAGGCTGAGCCTAGTAAGAAGTTCAAGCTTCAAGAGTTTATGCCTTTCGGATATAGATACTGTGACTCCAAGACTCTCAAGCTATTAAAGAATGATGAGTTGAGTGAGTTCCAAGGTGAACCAATGGAGGTTTACTTTATTAAGTGCAAGAGAAAACAGAAGGGTGTTAATAGAAAAGATGGAACAACATTTGAACGTGAGGCTCCACGTTTATATGACACTGAGGCTAGGGAAATCTCATCTGAGAAATCAAAACCATTAGCCAATGTAGATCCTACTTCTACTGGACGTATAGCATTTAGTGCTTCACCTTATAACCACACTGGTTCAGGTGTTGGACTTGCACTTAACCTTAACTCAATACAGATAACATCTTTCGTTGAGTACCAAAAGCAAGGTGGTTCAGCTCCCAATCCCTTCTCTAAAGAAGAAGGATCGTACTCATTGGAAGAGTCACCTTCAACCAGTCCATTCTCACCCTCAAATGAGGATGCGTCAAGCTTCTAAATATAGAAGTAAGTTTGAGGCTGGTGTAGCTGCCAGCCTTAACAAGCGTAGTGTCTCATTTAGTTATGAGTCCCTTGTCCTTGACTACACATGGGAGGGAAAATATAAACCCGATTTTATATTGCCCAACGGTGTGATAGTAGAGACCAAGGGATTCTTCTCACCTAATGACAGACGCAAAATGCTATGCGTGAAGGCACAACATCCTCACTTGGATATAAGACTGTGCTTTCAAAACGCCAAAGAAAAAATTAGCCGAGCTAAGAAGTCTATTACTTATGGCCAATGGGCTACAAGAAATGGATTCATCTGGAGCCACGGCACTATCCCTGATAACTGGTATGAATCACAGTGAACGCAGGGATTATGCACTCAAAAGAATAGAAGAGTTGCGTCTATTAATCCAACACTGGGAGAACAATGAAAGAGAAAAGCAAGTACCTAAAGAAAAGTCCTTGTCCTGAGTGTGATAGCAAGGACAATCTTGCGTGGTTTGATGACGGCCATGCCCACTGTTTTGGTTGTGGCTATCAGTATCAACCCAACAAGAAAGAAAGCAAACCCTTTATCCCTAAGAAACCTATGCTTAATCCCTTCAAAAAAGAGAAGGCAGTTAAACCATTGATCCCTAAAGATCGCATCATTTACAAAGCCTTACCTAAAAGAGGAATCACTAAAGAAACCTGCGAACTATATGGATATGGGCTAGCTGAATACAACGGCCAGCCCGTTCAGGTGGCAACATATCAAGATCACACTGGTAAAGATGTAGCTCAACACCTCCGATTCAAAGACAAGAAGTTCATTTGGCTAGGAGATATGGCCAAGATCCAACTGTTTGGTCAGCGTCTATGGAGACAGACTAATCAAAGCCAAGTCTTCTGTGTCGTGACTGAAGGTGAGCTGGATTGTATGGCTGCGTCACAGATACAAGGCAACAAGTTTCCTGTAGTTTCATTGCCAAGTGGAGCGCAGAGTGCTAGCAAATATCTAGTAATGAATGAGCTATGGCTCGCAGGTCATCTTCGCACAGTACTTTGTTTCGACAACGATACCGCAGGTAATGAAGCTGCCATCAAGGCAACGGAAGTTTTGGCTGGCGTACCAGTCGCTATTGCACGACTACGAGATTACAAAGATGCCAACGATATGCTCGTTGCAGGTAAAGGAGATGAACTTAAGGACATATTATGGAAAGCTATCCCAGTTAAACCTGAAGGGATAGTCGATAGTGCTGACTGTTGGGATGAGGTAACTAAGAAGGGTGCTGATTCTATCTGTACTTATCCGTGGCCTCAACTTAATCAGATGCTGCGAGGTATTCGTAAGCATGAGATGAATCTAATAACAGCAGGATCAGGAACAGGGAAGAGTAGTTTATGTCGTGAGTTATGCCATCACTTCTTAACTAGAGGATTAAGAGTTGGATACATAGCACTAGAAGAAAGTATCCAACGCACATTGCAAGGCATCATTGCAGTTGATCTATCTAAGCCTATTCACCTTGACTCTTCCTTAGCTGAAGAGGAGGAGCTAAGAGAATCCTTTGATCGTCTGTGTTCTACACACCGACTACATCTATACGATCACTTTGGTTCAATGGATCCTGATACTCTTTGCCAACAGATTCAATACCTTGCGAAGGTAGAGAATGTAGATGTTGTCTTTGTTGACCACATTTCCATTGTCGTTAGTGCCTTGCTCAATGACCTTGATGAGCGAAGGACTCTTGATGTCACTGTCACTAAGCTTAGGCAGATCGTTGAAGCTACTGGTATCACTCTCTTTCTTGTTAGCCACTTGAAGAGACCAGAGGGTAGAGGCCATGAAGAGGGAACCAAGGTCTCGCTTAGCCATTTAAGAGGATCACATTCACTAGCTCAGCTTAGTTCAGCAGTGATTAGTGCATCAAGAAATCAACAAGGTGACGCTGCTGAACGTAGCTCACTACAACTATCAGTCCTTAAGAACAGGCACTGTGGTTCAACAGGTGAAGCCGATAAGCTTCTCTACTCTGACCAATCAGGTCGTCTATCTGTCCCAATGTTTTAACCCACCATGACTTTATTAATTGACGCTGACCATTTGATCTACTCATCTTGTTGTGCTTGCGAGCATGACTATAGATGGGATGAGTGGCATCACTCCCTTCACCTAGATGAGAAGGAAGTACATGAATTAGTTCAGTACAAAGTTGAACAGTACCAAGGTATAGCTGAAGATTCAGGTCAAGTAATCATGTGCTTCAGTGAGTACCCAACCTTTAGACACTCAGTCTCTCAAGATTACAAAACAAATAGGATAGGTAAACGTAAACCTCTAGGATTAAAGAGAGTAAGAGAACAAGTAGCTAACTACTATCACTCAATTAGTTTCCCTAACTTAGAAGGTGATGATGTTATGTCGTTACTTGCTACCGGTGGACAATATGATAATCCAATAATTGTTTCTGTTGATAAAGATATGCGAGGTGTACCGTGTACCTTACTAGCTAAAGATGATCTTGAATTAATAACAAGAAAGAAAGCAGATAAGAACTGGATGTTACAAGTATTACAAGGTGATGCGACTGATAATATTGCAGGTCTTAATGGCGTTGGCCCTAAAACAGCAGAGAAAATACTAGGTGATTTGGAATCACCAAAGGACATGTGGAACAAGGTGTTAGAAACATACAAGAAGAAGGGTAAAACCTATGCAGATGCTGTTATGACTGCACAGTTAACACGCATCTTGAGAGATGGAGAGTACAATCATGTAACAGGTGACGTTAAATTATGGGAGCCTACTTATGAATGAAGAAGATCTTTGGCCTCCCATTGAGGAGGCTTTGATTAAGAAGTTAGATGAAATATATCCTGAGAAATGTCCTGAATTAGAAGCAAAAGACAGAGAGATCTGGCATTATGGAGGTGCAAGGAGTGTAGTTAGGATGCTCATGTCCGTCTACACTGACCAAAACAATCAAGGTATTTAGTTATGTGCGGAGGAGGAAGACCAGATCCACCTGATAATTCAGACATGTTGGATCTACAACGTGAGCAGATGGAAGAACAGAAGCGGCAATACGAGGAGCAAAAAGCAGAACAAGAGAAGAGATATGAAGAACAAAAAGCTATAGCTGAAGCACCTCCAGCTCCAACGCCTAGTCCAGTAGCTGAGTCAGCAGCATCAGCACTAGACGTTACTGGATCTAATGCTGCTGGTATTGCTAATCCTCTATCTAGGAAGAAAGGTTATGGTAGAAAACAATTTAGGACAGACATACAAGCAGGTAGTGGCCTTAACATCCCTGCATAAATGGAACTAACACTCACTACTGACGTTGATGCAGTAGAAAAAAAATATTCTGAAGAGAAAGATACAAGTGCTGCTGCAAGGTATCAACAACTTTGCACAACTAGAGATCCTTATCTTCAAAGAGCTAGAGATTGTGCCAAGGTAACGATCCCTTCTCTAATGACTGAGGTTAATCAAGGAGATCATGGCAGATTAAAAACTCCATATCAATCAGTCGGAGCTAGAGGCTTAGGTAATCTCAGTACCAAATTAGAACTTAGTCTTTTCCCTCCTAACTCTCCCTTCTTTAAGTTAGAGATAGATAGTCTGTTACTTCATGGTGAGAATGTAGATCCAGCTATGAAGACAGAGTTAGATACTGCCTTGGTCAAGGTAGAGCTAGCTGTTATGTCCATGCTTGAGACTATGAGTGCCCGTGCTTCTATGCACGAAGCATTTAAACAGTTGATAGTTGCAGGTAATGTTCTTCTTTATGTAAACCCAAATGGCATAAGGGTTATCCATCTTGATAGGTACTGTGTTGTACGAGATCCAATGGGATCTATAACTGAAATCATTATCGAAGAAGAAGTATATCCAGAAGCATTACCCGAAGGATTCTTACCTGATGATGAGACAGTACAAGAACAAGGTGGGCCTACTAAGAAATCAATTAAGATACATACATGCGTACATTATGAGAATGATAAATGCTACTGGTATCAAGAGGTTAAAGGTAAACAGATAGCTGGTACATCTGGCATGTGTCCTGCTGATTGTTCTCCCTTTATCGCTTTGAGGTGGGAAAGAATTGATGCAGAAGAATATGGTCGTTCATATATAGAGCAGTGGTATGGAGATCTAACAGCACTTGAATCTCTTTATCAGAGTGTGCTTGAAGCTAGTGCTGCTATGAGTAAGGTCTTGTTCATGGTTAATCCCAATGGAACTACGCGACCACGCACTCTAAGTAATGCTGCAAATGGTGCGATAGTTCAGGGATCTGCTAATGATGTGACTGTTCTACAAAGCCAAGGAAAACTTAACGACTTACAATTAGCATCCAGTACTATTGATCGAATTGAATCACGTCTATCATTTGCTTTCCTTTTAAATACAGCAGTACAAAGGCCGGGTGAAAGAGTAACAGCAGAAGAGATTAGATATATGGCACAAGAACTTGAGACTTCAATCGGTGGTTTGTATTCCATCCTGACTCAGGAACTACAACTACCTCTAGTTAGAAGGCTGATGTATATCTTGCAGAAGCAAAGGAAGATACCTGCCATGCCTATGAGTGAGAAGACTGGAGATGCAATGGTTAATCCTAAACCTGTTACAGGACTTGAAGCTATAGGTAGAGGTGATGATAGGAATAAACTTGTTGACTTCATAGGTACAGCACAACAAGCACTAGGCCCAGAGATAATGATGAAGTATTTAAACATGGAAGAAGCACTGCGAAGACTAGCAGCTAGTGCTTCAATAGATACAACTAACCTAGTTAAAACATCACAACAATTACAACAGGAGGCACAAGCACAAGCCAAAGCACAAGAACAGCAGCAGCAAATGGAACAGATGAGTGCTTTAATGAATTCACCAGCCGCTGCACAAGCGGTTAAAAATTACACAGCAGAAGGCGCACCCTATGGCCCCCAATACTCAGCAGGAGTTGACCCCTCCCAAGAAGGAACCCAACCCAACGTCCTCCCAAACGCAGACGCAGCAGCCGAAGGAATCCCCAGCGGTAACACCGGTGGTGGAGAAATCCCCGCAGCCTAAAGAAATTTCTATTCCTAAAGAAGCTAAGGTTCAGAAGACTGGCAAAAAGAAATCAGATGCTCCCACTATCAGCAAGAACGCTGAGACTGGAGAGATTACTATCTCCTAACCCCACCACTACACAGACCTCTTTCATTTTTTATCATGCCTGAAGCAATTACAATTAAACAAGAAGAAACTGAAGCTCTATCCCCAGAGAATCAAGAACAATTACAAGGGACAGAGAAGACAGAACTAAAAGATAGTCCTGCTGATTTATCTACTGATGCTGAACAGCAACCAGAACAAAAGCTAGCTGGTAAATATGATTCAGTAGAAGAATTAGAGAAGGCTTATCAAGAACTACAACAGAAGATGAGCAAGGGAGAAGAAACTCCTGAGCAAGAATCAACTGAAGACCAACCTCAATCAGCTAAAGAAATCTATGGTGACTACATAGGTGAACGCTTTGAACAGGCTGGCATTAAATATGAGGAGATGAATGAACACTTCCAAAAAGAAGGAACCCTCACCAGTGAACAATTTGAAGAACTAAACAAAGCAGGATTTACTAAAGAGGTAGTCGAGTCATACCTTGCTGGTATTCAACAGAAGAGTGCAGTAACTGAGCAGCAGATCTATGACATCAAAGAAGAATATGGTGGTGATACAGGCTATGCAAACATGATGGACTGGGCTGGCCAAACTTTATCTGATGCTGAGAAGAGTGCCTTTAGTGTTGGTATAAATAATCCAAACATTGAAGTCGTCAAGCTTACAGTTGCTGGACTACATAGTAAGTATGTCAAAGCTACTGGTACTGAACCTAACTTGATTGGAGGCAAGACTCCTTCAGCTCCTAGTGAGAAGTTTGAATCACACGATCAACTTGTTAGAGCAATGAATGATGAGAAGTATTCAACCGACCCTGCATATAGGAAGATGATTGAACGTAAAATCTCTAACTCTTCTATCTTCTAAAACTTAGGAAGTTGAAGACCTTTGCTTGGAGCTGCTGTTGGTAGTGCTGGACTAGAAAGACTTGGTAACTTTATCGACTTAGTTACTTGCTGAAGAGCCTTATCCATCAAGGCATCCTTGTTTCCTTGGAACCAGAAGTAACCAT